GACCCAAGTAAGACTTCAGAACAGGTCATGCAAGACTTGAAAGAGCAGCTGCATGACATCGCAGTTAGTGCCACCACAGGAATCAAGCACTGATGGCCATGAAAGCTAGACGCCTTCGCGTTACCCTGTCGCTGCCGTATGGCGACGTCGTTTTGACCGAAGAGCTGAAAATGAACATCAGAGTTTTCAAGGCAGCTCTGGCAATTCAAAACAGGGCAAGTATTGATGTCGTCGGTTTGTCTCAAAAGCTCCGTGAGCAACTTCTTTCCCAGTTCACCGCATGGAACAAGCGCCTTGTTGAAACTGGACAGAAGAAGCAGGAATGGGTGAACGTCAAGATCGAAGCAGGATATGCCGACGAGCAATTCAACGAGACGATATCCACCGTATTTGTTGGGCAAGTAGTCCTTGTTCAACCGACTTCTCCACCCCCAAACATCGGCGTGCGAATCACCTGCTACTCACGCCAGATCGACAAGACAGCCTTTGTCAGCGCTCCCGCCCCGGCCCAAACGACGTTCTTTGGCTATGTTAAGTGGGCAGCAGAGCAGATGGGCTTTGGCTCGAACTTCGTTTGCGACACTTCATACAACAATGTCATAATCCAGAACCCGGCACGCTCAATATTGACCAATGCCGCGCTCCTTGTCGATATACAGAACATATACCGGCCAGATGTCGCGGCATTCATTGATGATGAACTTCTCATTGTCAAGGATCGCAACAAGATCATCAACCTTGGTGATTCTGCAAACCTGACTGAGTTTGTCGGCGTCCCTTGCTGGACAGAGTGGGGCGTTGAAGGTACGGTCATGTACGATGGCGCGGTGAAGATGGCGCAGGCTGCCACGTTCACATCTTTGATGAACCCTTCGGTTAATGGCATTTACGTTACGACCGAATTGGAGTATGATCTTTCGAGTCGTGATAGACCATTCTATGTCAGAGTATCTGGAAGCCCGCCTGCATGAGTCGACAAACAATCAAATTCGAAGTCTTTGGAAGGGACTACAAAACAAAACAACTTTCTGCGCAACGCGCAATCGAGTTGATGAGGCCTGGCAGGGAGAATCACCCTTGCGAGCTTCTGGAAGAGACTTCAATTCTGGTCGGCGACAGTTGGGTGCAACTCAATGAAGAGTCTGCCATCAACTCGCACATAAACGACATAATCGGCGTGATTGCGCCAAGACAAGTCCTCCAGGGCGTGATGTCGCTGGTGAACGAATACAACTATGGGTTCATTGAAAAATGGCGCGGCGTCAAGATCCCTAGCAGGTTCATTGATGGGTCTCAGTCCGCATCCAGCGCAAACGTTGATCCTCTCATTGCCCAAATCGTATCTGATAAGACCGCAACAATGAGGGAATTGGAAGAGTATTATTCGCTGGAGGATGCATTCAAGATGTTTGACATTGCAGTTGCTCGCGGCGTCAACCAGGCACTATCCAGCGAAGCCGCTGCCAAGTCCAACGGCAAACGTTAATCCCTGTTTACCGACAACTCCATGACGGCTATAATATTTGGACTGTCATGGAGTCAGATTAATGGCCGAAACCAACCAGTCAACAACGTCAGGCCAATCCGGCGACTCAGCCCGTTTGGTAAATGCCCTTGACGCCCTATTCCGCGCACACGACATCAACACCAACAAAATGTTGCCTGCCATTGTTGTGTCGTTTGATCGTGAGAAAAATCTAGCAACAGTCAAGCCACTCATCAATTGGGTGCTGATGTCAGGGCAATCGGTTGAGCGCCACGAACTCGCAAACGTGCCTGTGATATCCCTTGGTGGTGGCGGATTCCACATCAGCTTTCCTCTCAAGCAGGGTGATCTTGGCTGGATCCATGCCGCTGATCGTGACATATCATTGTTCAAGCAGAACTTAACTGCAAGCGCACCAAACACCGGTCGTTGCCATCGCTTTGATGACTCTATGTTTGTTCCAGATGTATTTCGCCAGTATAGCATCAAGTCAGAAGACGCTGATGCAATGGTGATTCAATCCACAAATGGCGCAACAACGATTTCAATTCGCGGCGACAACATCAAAATAACCGCGCCTTCGCAAGTGGTGATTGACGTGCCAGAAACCACAATCACTGGCAATCTGACAGTTAACCAAAGCGTTAACATCCTTCAGAATTTGAATGTCGCCGAAACCGCCATTGTGGCCGGAATCAACGTAAACACCCACGGCCACATTTCTTCGATACCAGGCGAACGCACCGCTGGAGACATGATTGCATGACAACGTCATACATTTACAACCTTGATACCGGGGCAATTGTCGCCGACACGGCAAGCGTCAAGAGCGACATTGAAGCTGAATGGCGCGCAGCCCTGGGGCAAAACATGAACGCGGACGCCAGTACGCCGCAGGGAACGCTTATCACCGCTGACACCCTGGCCCGTACTGGTGTGATGCGTAACAATGCAGAGCTTGCAAACTGCATGAACCCGACGCTGGCATTCGGCTCGTTCCTTGATGCAAACTGCGCCCTCCTTGGTATCGAGCGCGGCGAAAATGCCTCCACCTTTGGATACCAACTGCGTGCCACAGGGAACGCCCAAACCTCTGTCGCTGCTGGTTCGCGCATCCAAGCATCCAGCGGCGACATCTATACGATTCTGACTTCATTTGTCATTCCACCGTCAGGGGTGATCAACACGGTGACGGTGCAGTCTGCAGAATATGGAGACATCCCGCTGCCGGTCGGCGACATGGTGATCATCGACGGGACCATTGGCTGGGGTTCGATCACCGTGTTGGCCACAACTACACGCGCTGCTGGGCGAACTTCCCTAACCGACTCCAGGCTTAAGACCCGACGAAACAAGCAGCTAGCGCTCCAGGGCGTGGGATCTAGCAGGGCTGTGGCATCCAGGCTGCTGGAGGTTCCAGACGTTTCCTCTGCCATCGTGGTCGAAAACAACACAGGCGCCGTTGGCGAAGTGAACGGGGTCACATTCACACTTCCGTCTGCGCTCTGGGTGTGTGTGGCAGGCAACGCCAACAAGCAAGCAGTTGCTGAAGCATTGTATGATGCTCATCAGTCTGGATGCCCTTGGGACTTCGGAACTGGCGCCGGTGTCCCTGTTGATTACGATGATGGCGGCGTGACGGTCAACGATCCAATCACCAATATGCCGTACAAAGTCAAGTGGACAACGCCTGAGATGTTTGATGCGTTTGTTGATATAGTTGTCTCCCAAGGCACTTCAGCAAGTGCGCCTGATCCTGCCATTGCCAACGCCTGCGTAAAGTATGCCAACGGCGAATATGAGGAAGAGGAAGGGTTGGTGGTCGGCGCAAGTTTGTCAGCCTTCGAAATCAGCGGCGCAGTGGCGCGTCAGTTCCCTGGCATGTACGTGAAATCTTGCAAGGTTGCCGCAGTGGCGCAGGGCGAAGAGCCACCGGCCCCAGGCGATTACACGTATGAAGTTGTGATGAATCCATTCCAACAAGCCCAGTTGTTGGTGGGCAACGTCAAGGTGACTCTGGTATGATGCAGCCATTCAACGGTGACCTGAAGCAGGCCCTGAAGTGGCTGCAGAACAAGGCACCAAACATCGAGTCCATGATCAACCAGAAAGTTTCTTGGTATGATCAACACAACGTCCAATTCTGGAATACTTGGCAAACAAACGTCTTTGACCTTCGAAAGGCGACGGCCTTTGGGTGTTTCGTTTGGTGTATCATCCTTGGTGTGCCTTCGCAGATTTTTGGCCTCTACCCAAGCAACCGGGCATGGGCATACGGCAATAAGCGCCAAAACTTTGTTTACAAGGATGTTTCAAATCCCATCCCAACCGCTATTATGATCAACGAAGTTGCGATGGTCCTTGAGGGTGAAGTTGACCCAGAGCCGCAAATTGATGACCCTAACCTGATTGGCGGCAACTTCTATGGTGGCGGATTCTCAACCATCTTGAGTTTGGATGAGGTTCGCAAGGCACTTCGCCTTCGGTACGTTGCGCTTGTATCGAATGGCAACGTAAAGTTCATCAATTATATGTTGAACTACATTTTTAATGCTGGCCAACCATGGGACTATAGCTCAGGCCGATACTTCTATGTTGCCGACTGCACGTTTGTCGGCCAAACAAACGAGGATAATCCGCCGTTTGACGATCCGTTCCTGTTGGAGTACCGTATAGGCCCTGGCATGAACTTGTCCGGGCAGTTCATCAACGTAATGAACAATGATCAGTACGGCATCGCGCCAAGAAGTGCCGGTGCCCGCGCAGTAACTAAACAGGAGAGTTAATTAATGATCATTCGCCCTGACCTGATCCTGCGTCCGTTCGCGGACTTGGGTGATGTCACAATCCCGCCACAGACGGACGCAGCCGGGTTCGTGAACTTCCAGGATGGCTATACCCAGTTCTATGAGATCAGCCTGGACTCTGGAAACCCCCAAGCAAAGGCTGTTGAGCGCGGCATTCAGAACTATCTGTTCCAGGCCCTTACCAAAAACGCACAAGCTTGGCAGAACATGTCACGGCCTGTTTGGTATAGTGGTCTGCCTGGAGGGTATGATCGCAACGCAGAAGTAATTGCCGTGGATGGCGTCGGTGTGGCGCGGCCATATCGCTCCACGGTATCCAACAACAGCTCAAACCCGTTGAACAGCGCAACTTGGGAGTACATCCCAACACCAAGTGAGCTGATCGCCAACATCCCGATGAGGGCTGGCGGTTCCAACGGCGCAAGCGGTATGGTCCTTACGGCTCCAGCCGACCTGAACAGCATCAACAATGGCTTCTATGTAATCGCCAATGACACCGTAGCAGTCGGAAGTGCAAACGCGCCATCCTCTTATGCGGGCCGATTTGAGGCCATCAGCTGGGCATCCGGCTCGACCAACTACACACTTCAGGTGTACATTGACCGCGTCGGCAACATCTTCATCCGCTCTTCCACTGGCGCCTTTACGCCTTGGACGCAGCTTGCCAACGTGCAAATGGTACAGCTTGGCCAAGGCCAATACTCTGTGTCCAGTGGCACGGGCACGGCATATGTGGCCAACTATGTGCCGCAAATCACGTCGCTTGTCGACGGCCTCAAGTTGAAGTTCCGCGCGATTGCAGCCAGCGGCGCAAACGCAACCCTCAAGGTTGGCACGACGCCTGCCACCCGAATCTTCACCAACGATCTTACTGCGGTTTCTGTTGGCTCGATTGCCGCAAACAGCACGGTAACGGTGACATACTCTTCGGCTTTGGCGGCATGGGTCATCGACTCCGCACCAGGGCAAACTTGCAACCTCACCAGTGATGAGATCGAAATCGGCACCAACGATACAAAGTGGGCTTCGATTCGCGCGGTGTGGGCTGCAATCAACTTTGCAATGGCTGGTGCGACAGAAACAAAACAGGGCACCGCCAAAATTGCAACCACAGCACTCACAACCGGCGGCGTTGACGACTCAACCATTATCACGCCACGTAAGCTGTCCAGACAGACACAGAGCAACAGCTACCGATGGGGCGGTGCATCGAATGGCCCTGCGAACACCTACATCGCATCGTTCACCCCTGCAGTTGTCGCTCTTGTCGATGGAATGACGCTGTCTTTCAGGGCGCACCAAACTAACGAGGGTGCTTCGTGGTTCTCCCCTGATGGCTTGACTGGCCGTCAAATTTATGGTCAGGCAGGCCAGCCACTCCAGGGCTTCGAGATTTACGGCAACCATCCTGTTACGCTTCGCTGGTCACAATCCCAGCTGGGCTGGATGCTTATCGAGTCGGTTGGTAACACCCAGGTTCCATTTGCAAGGTCTTCGCTTCACGCGATCCCTCTGGCGCAATTCAGCTCGCTGATGCCTGCAGGCGAAGTGTCCTACTTTGCCCGTCCAACGGCTCCAGAAAATTATCTGAAGGCAAACGGCGCCGCAATTAGCCGTTCTGCTTACCCTGAGCTTTTCGCCGCCATCGGTACGGTTTTTGGCGCAGGCAACGGCAGCACCACATTCAACGTTCCAGACCTTCGCGGCGAGTTCATCCGTTGCTGGGATGATGGTCGTGGCGTTGACGTAAACCGGAACTTTGGTAGCGCCCAGGCCGCAGCAGTCGTAGCTCACACCCACCTTGCCAACACATCCGTTGATGCAATCAGTCACAACCATAGCTTCAGTGGCAGCACAAACATCGCCGGGTCACACGTCCACACCGCGCCGCGAGCGCAAAACAATGACGTCGGCAGCGGATCGCCAAACTTCACGACTGCCAACCTGCAAAACGGCACAACGGCACCAACCAACGCAGCCGGTGACCACTCGCACGTGGTGAGTGGCAGCTCCAACACCGTCACCCAAACCCCAACAGCCTCAACCGTCGTCCAAAGCGCAGGTGTGTCCGATGGACGCCCACGCAACGTTGCGTTGTTGGCTTGCATCAAGACCTGAGGACGATGATGAAAATATTCCACTATCACCCAGACAATGGCGAGCTATACGCTTCAGGGACGGCAGACGAAAGTCCACGCGAGCCTGGGGTTTGGCACATACCGGCGTTTGCCACCGACAAACAGCCACCAGAGCAGAAAGAGGGCATGGCAATCGTCTGGCGCGGCGATGACTGGGCATACACCCCAGACCTGCGTGGCGAGTTGGTGTTCTGCACCAAAAGTGCCATGGTCGGTGAAATAACCACTATCGGTCCAGTCCCTGAAGGTTACACAGACAAGATCCCGTTGACTGATCAGTCTGAATGGGACGGAAGTGCCTGGGTTCACAATGCAAGCAGCGAGCGCGCA